CGCTGATCGAAGGTACTCAAGGCTACGGTCTTGGGCTACACGCAGGTCAGTACCCATTTTGCACCAGCCAAGACTGCCGCGCTGTGGACTTTTTAGCACAGGCTGGCATCAGCCCGTGGGACAGAGCAGTGGACATCTTTGACATCTGGGTAACTGCACGCACTTATCCAATCCGTGTGGCTGGCAATTCTGGCCCACTTGAAAATGAGACCAGCTGGGAACAACTGGGGCTTGAAGTCGAACGCACCACAGTGACTCAAAAGATTCGCCGTGTTGGCCACTTTGACGCCAGCCTAGTCCGAGAGGCCGTGATCGCAAACGGTGGGGCACCAAATGTAAAGATCGCCCTTACCATGTTCGATTACATCTTCCCAGAGTTAAAAAACCAAGAGCAGGTCGATATCCTTTCTGACGAGCAGTTCAACTACATCACAGGCATTGAGAACCAAGTCAATGCAAAGGTCGCGCTCATCGGCACTGGACCGTCAACAATGGCTTGGGTAAAGTAGTGGAGTTCAAAGAGTGGGCAGATGTTGCGGCAGCCCTTGGCAAGTCGGTTGACCAAGAGCAAGGGACTGCTGGTGTTCAACAGCTTGCTAACTGGTGGCTAAATGAGACACGCAACGAGCTAGATTCGGTTATTCCAAAAGCATTGGAGTACGGCAGTGCAGATCTAAAGGTTATCGGGTTTGCACTCAGCCAAATGATTGGTGAGCCAAAAGACGTGACAAATGACGAGCTGGGCATCGCCTTTTACGTGCTGGGCAAAGTCGCACGTTTGGTGGGTGGCTATGCCGATGGTCGCAAGCCAAGCGACGACACCTGGCACGACATCGCTATCTACACCAAAATGGCTCAATACGCACGCCACAACGGCGAGTGGGGCGGCTTTGCCAAGTGATCGTCTACCTTGCCGCACCGATTGACTTCAATAAAGGGTCAAAGGTCACACAGCTAAAAGACGAGATCAAAGCAGAACTCTACGAGCAAGAAGGTACGTGGGTGTACGACCCAGCTGGTGCGTGGCAGGCGCCGACTGGGTTGTTTCCAGACGAGTACGTGCATTGGTCGAATCTTCGCACAATTGAGCAAGCCGACCTCGTGATTGCCGTGTTGGTAAAAGGCGTGCTGACAGTTGGCACGATCCTTGAAATCCAGTACGCAACCAACAATGAAATCCCAGTCGTAGTGATTGGCGATATCGGCATCAACAGCGTTGGCCTTGCCGCGCTTGGTGTCCCAGTGTATAGGACTATTCAAGAATGGAGTGATTATGGCAAAACTGTTGTACCGCGTACTAAGTTCTTCTGGACAAGCGCCGACGAAAGCCTACGGTGATGATGCGGGTTTCGACCTGTACTGCGATGCAGAGCTGGTTATTGAGCCGCACACTTTTGTGGACGTGCCGCTAGGTGTAGCGATCAAAGTGCCCGAGGGGACTTGGGGGCTGCTAACTGCAAGGTCTAGTACTTTGCGCAAGCACGGCTTGATGGTAGCACAAGGCATCATCGACTGTGGCTACACTGGTCCGCTCTTTGCTGGCGTGTGGAACATGACCGAACAACCAGTCAAAATCGAACCAGGCATGCGCTTGGTGCAGTACATTCTCATGACAAACGCTTCCCTTGACGTTGATGCGCAAGAGGTGGCCGAACTCCCCAAAACCGACCGTGGCGCCTCGGGTTTTGGCAGTTCTGGTGTCTAATAAGCCGCTAATCGAAACCGCTCAGGAGCTCAGGGACTTGGCCACTTGGTACAAGGACTTGGGCTCCGAGTTGGAGCCTGGACGTACTGGCGAGCGCACAACGCGCTCAGTACCTGGACCTCGCTTGCCTGTTCGAGTCGATGTGCTTGATGCGATTTTGGACATTCGCAGTGGTACACTTATCTGGGAAGCCGAACTTAGGTTCGTGTTAAACCAAAGTGCAACACCAAACTCAAACGCCGAGCGTTCGCTGTTTTGGGTTGCGGACGCGATTGAAAAGTGGCCGACTGATAACCGCACACCACTGATCGAGGAGATCAGCTACACGGTTGCCAAACGCCATTATCAAGTGCGCATTCTCTTAGGATTGGAGCAGAGGCCCTTGACAGCAAGACTGAAATGCCCATATTGTGCTAAATCATTAGTCATCAAGCTAGATCAAGGGCTTCTGCTCTGCAGAAATCGAGCCTGCCGCTGTGCAGCCGAGGAGTGTGCGTGTTTTGGTGGGAAGGGGCACTCATGGGCAGAAACCGAATGGCCGCGCCTGGGACTAATGCTCGACACGCCAGCGGTGTAGGTAGCGCGTTGGTAGCGCAAACCGTTGTGCGTGTGATAGAATTATACCCTTGGGGTAGAGCTGTATTTGTGGGGACAACATGAGCAACTTATCCATTTCGCTGTCAATAGGCGCAATCGAAACAAACCTTATGACCGACGCGCCTTTAAGCTTTGATGCGATAGAGACTCTCCTCACTCGAGTGGTGCAGTCGACCCTAAACGTTTATATGGCGCTTCCTCAAGAAGAGCGCATGCGCGTCATTTACGATTCATTTAGTGACGACGATGACGATGACGATGAGGACGATTAAACCCTGCACGATCTGTGGCACTCTTATAAAAGGAGCTGCCAGATGTAGCAAATGCCAGTCCCCCCCTGGGGTGGGTAGACCATCAGCCTCAAAGCGCGGTTACACTAGCGAGTGGCGCAAGATTTCAAAGTTGATGAGACAAGCACAGCCTTGGTGTTCTGCCTGCGGCTTAACGTTTGATCTCACAGTTGATCACATTACTCCCCTATCTATGGGCGGCACTAACGAGCCAAGTAATCTAAGGGTACTATGCCGCAGTTGCAACTCGGCACGCAGGTAGACTAACCAGCTCCACGAAATACCCCCCTCGGCGTTTTTCCACCCCCCCTCAAAGTTCAAGATACCACGCGGACAGAGACCCCGCTGCCCCCAAGATCGCGGCGCGTACGGGTTTACCATTTGCATAGCGATGCAAGGCACATCTTAGGAGAAAAATGGCAGGCAAAGGCCCAGCACCAAAGGACGCAGAACAGCGCAGGCGCAGAAATGTGGACCCAGTGCCCACTCAGGTGGTAGTTCAAGATGGCGTTTTGCGCGGTCCAGATCTGCCAGCTGGCTATCCTTGGCACACTCAGACATTTCACTGGTGGGACACATGGCGCAAATCGGCGCAGGCTGCCACATTTACAGATACAGACTGGGATTTTTTAACTGATACGGCTCTTTTGCACTCGTCCTATTGGAACGGTGACAATGTAGGAGCAGAGTTGCGACTTCGAGTCGCGAAGTTTGGCGCAACACCTGAAGACAGAATGCGGCTAAGGCTGCAGGTTGAGGGTGAAGCGGACGGGGCCAAATCTAACAAGACCCTATCTGATCAGCGACGAACTCGTTTGTTGAGAGTGGTGGGGGAGCTTGACAAAGAAGAAACGGCAACAGAGTAGCTTTGTATCGCTTGGCTGGGACGCAATTGACTGGATTGAGACTTATTTAGTCCATGGCCCAGGCGACGTGCAAGGCGAAGCCATTGTATTAGACGACGAGCAAGCAGCTTTTATCTTAAAGGCCTATGAACTGGACAAAAATGGACGACGAGTTACAAGACGCGCGTTTTTCTCGCGCCCTAAGGGTCGCGCCAAGTCTGAGCTTGCTGGAATGCTCGTTTGCTTTGAGGCTCTCGGCCCTGCTCGCTTTGACCGTTGGGACCAGCACGGCAACCCGATCGGCAAGCCAGTGCAGTACCCGTTTATCAGATGCCTAGCGACAGAAGAGTCGCAGTCTGGAAACACCTACGACAACGTGCGTTACATGCTCGAGCACGTTAAAACGAACTTTGGAACTGAATACCCAGGCATTGACGTCGGACTCACACGCACTTTTTTAAAAGGTGGTGGCGAAATCGTCCCGTCAACCGCAGCATCAGCGTCAAAAGACGGCGGCAAGGAGTCTTTTGCCGTTGCAGACGAAACACACCTTTACTCAAGCCCCGAGCTAAAGCGCATGCACGAAACGGTAAGACGAAATCTGGCAAAACGCAAGATCGCAGACCCGTGGATGCTCGAAACCTCGACAATGTATTCGGTCGGCGAAGAATCAATCGCCGAACAAACGCACCGCTTGTGGATATCGATACAAGAAGGCCGCACAAAAAATCCTGGCCTGTTATTCGACCACAAGCAAGCGCCCGATGTTCCAGATCTACACGACAGCGAGAAGCTCCGAAAAGCGCTCGCTGTCGTGTACGGTCCAGCCTTTAAGTGGCTAGACGCCGATCGCTTGGTAGCTGAGATACAAGACCCGATGACTAAAGCATCGGACGCAAGGCGTTACTTTTTAAACCAGCCATCGACTGACACCGATCGGTATATGGACATCACAGCTTGGAACGCCGCGGCAGAACCTGAAGAACTGCTTGGCGGTACCGAGGTGGTACTTGGGTATGACGGCTCACGCAAGGACGACGCGACTGTTTTGGTTGCGTGCCGCATTGAAGACGGCAAGATCTTTCAGCTGGAATGCTGGGAAAGACCACCAGGGCCTGCGGGTTACGGGTGGGAAGTTCCCAGGGTCGAAGTTGATGAGGCAGTTCGTATGGCATTTGCCAAGTACAAGGTTCACAAGATCTGGGCAGACCCGTCTGGCTGGCAGTCGTACCTTGACGCTTGGAACTCGACTTTTGCAGACAAAGTCGTTGCGGTTTATCCTTCAAGCCAGCGAAAGCTGATGGCCCAGGGTTTAGACCGCTTTCTCGAGGACACACTCGAAGGCAGGCTTAAGCACAACGGCGCGGCCGAACTCACTCGGCACGTAACCAACGCGGTGCCGACTCGGTACGGCCAAGTCATGAAGCCGTCACATAGTCACAAGATCGACGGTTTGATTGCTGCAGTGCTCGCCTACCTCGGCCGCACCGAGGCTCTTGTAAATCCAGAACCCGTGGCACCAAAAGTCGCCTACCGCACGATTCAAGTCTAGGAGAAAAATGAAGCGTTTTGATGCTGGACTTGCAGTTGAAGTGCTTGGCGTTGTTTTGGTAACTGTTGGGATTGGGTTCTTCTCACCGCCTTTGGCTTTGATAGCTCTTGGCGCATTCCTCGTTTGGGCAACAGAAAAGGCGAACTGATGACTGCTGGCATTTATAACGCAACCATAGACCAAGGCTCTGTCTGGTCTGTTGTGTTTGTGTATCTCAACCCAAGCGACGTCGCAATCAACTTGACTGGCTATACTGCCCGCTTGCAACTACGCCAGAACTACAACTCTGCAGCGGCTGATCTAACTTTAACCACTGAAAACGGCGGCATTTCAATCGTCGGCGCGACTGGCATTGTCACAGTCACCGCCACAGACGAACAGACTGAGCTGCTTGAAGGCGGTTTTTATCTTTACGACCTCGAACTTTCAGCCAGTGGCGTTGTTTCTCGCCTAGTGCAAGGACAGATCACAGTAGCAGAGCAGGTGACACGTGGCTAATAAAGTCGTTGTTAATCAATCCAATAACACAGTTGAGGTCTACTCGGTTGGTGTTCAAGGCCCTGCTGGTGCCACAGGCTCAACAGGCTCTGTTGGCCCAACTGGTGTGACTGGCCCAATCGGCGCAACAGGCTCCACTGGTTCAAGCGGTGCCACAGGTGCCACAGGGCCAGTTGGTGCGACAGGTGTCACAGGCTCTATTGGTGCCACAGGCTCCACTGGTCCAATCGGTGTTACAGGTCCACAGGGCGAGGTTGGTCCGACTGGTGTCACTGGCCCAATCGGCGCAACAGGCGCAACAGGCTCCACTGGTCCAATCGGTGTAACAGGCCCACAGGGCGAGGTTGGCCCGACAGGTGTGACTGGTGATGTCGGTGCCACTGGTCCTACAGGGCCACAGGGTGTGCAGGGAATCCAGGGAGATGCGGGTACCGTCGGTGCCACAGGAACAACAGGTGCGACTGGTTCAACGGGAGACACTGGAGCAGTTGGGCCAACGGGTGCAACTGGCCCAATCGGTGCAACGGGAAGCAACGGCTCAACAGGTGCCACAGGTGCCACAGGTGTTCAAGGTCAAGGTGTAACAATTCTTGGCTCTTATGCCACAGAAGCCGATCTTGTTGCTGCTCATCCGACTGGCAGCGCGGGCGATGCCTACATTGTGGGCACCGACCTCTACGTTTGGAACACATCAACTTCTTCTTGGGAGAATGTTGGTCAGATTCAAGGACCAGTCGGTGCAAGCGGGGCTACAGGCCCCATCGGTGCAACGGGTGCAACTGGCCCAACTGGTACAACAGGTGCCACTGGTATAACAGGTGCCACTGGCCCTGTCGGTGCCACTGGCTCCATTGGGGCAGAAGGCGCAACGGGTGCAACTGGCCCGCAAGGTGTTCAAGGCATTCAAGGCGTTGCAGGAGATGTGGGTGCAACGGGTGCACAAGGTATTCAAGGTGATGTCGGCGCAAGCGGTGCGACAGGCCCGCAAGGTATTCAGGGTGTTGTTGGCGCAAGCGGTGCAACAGGACCTGTAGGTGCTGCTGGCGCTGATGGTGCAACAGGACCACAAGGTGCAACAGGTCCACAAGGCATTCAAGGTGTTGACGGTGCAATAGGTCCCACAGGTCCCACAGGTCCACAAGGCATTCAAGGTGTTGTTGGTGCAAGCGGTGCGACAGGTGCAACAGGGCCGCAAGGTATTCAAGGTGATGTTGGCGCAACAGGCGTTCAAGGTGTTGTT